CTTTTTCTGACCAACCCGGACATCACCACTAGCGACGTAAAAACGCTGGCGGCGTTCAGCGTGACCTTGCCGACGAATTAAAATGACCACGGAACTCAGCAAACTCCCCTCATCCACCGTCGAACGTATCTGGACGCCCGATCCTGTTCCGCCCGGTGCGCTGGGGGGTATAGACGGCGGCGGGGGAGTCCTGCCGCCCCCTGGAACCAATACTAATGACTGGGGCGGCGGCATTCCCCGTTATGGATCGTCGCCAAGCACTGGATCGCCCCCTAATCCGAGGGGCGGGAATAATGGCGAGGATAACAACAACGATGGGGATCAGGATTTCCCGCTCAGTGCGGCTGAATTGCAGCGGCTGCTGCGGATATTGACACAAAGCGGCGGCATTCAACCGGCCTAAAGGATCAATCGCATGGCATGGTCAACGAAAATCATCCCGAATGACGGCTGGAACTCCGGGGCGAGAACCATTGCCTATCTCATGGCCGATGGTCTGGTTGAGTTTGAAGTCGGTCAAGCGGTCGGGATCGTCTGCGGACTGAATGACGTTGATAACGATGCTGGGTATCGTGAGATTGATCATGCGTTCCTGATCGAAAGTGGCCGGGCTACGGTCATTGAAGGCGGGGTCAAGAAGGGCGGCTATACCAGTTACGCACCTGGCGCGACGTTCAGCATTTCCCGTAGTGATAACGAGGTGCGTTACTACGTCGCCGGGAGCCTGCTGTACACCAGTCTAATCCCATCGACGGGCGCGGTGTTTGTCGATTGTTCGCTGTATGCCGCCAATGACACCGTTATTGACGTGCGCTTTACGGACTATTTATCGGGCGGGGTGAGTTTTTCCGCACTGTCGGCGTTTGGCACCGATCAGGCGGGCGACTATGGGTTGATCGTGCTGTCGGGGCTGACCACCGCGAACGACGATGTCCCCGATCCGATTGCACTCAGCCCGCTGGCGGTTCTCGGTAGCGACGGGGACTTCGGTCATATCGACCTGTCGCCGCTAACCGTGTTGAATGATGATCTGATTCCAGAAAGTGATTATGGCGCTTTAGAGTTTTTACCGTTGGCGCTGTTGGAAGCGGCGGATGTGGTGGAAGAAGGGCTAATCGAATTAGCCCCGATGGATTGCTTCGGCGCGGATACGGACGGGATTGGCTTTGCTGAATTTGAGCCGCTGACTATCGACGCGGAAATCTCGATTGACATTGGCTTTCTGATTGAACTGCCGTTTTTTGGCGGCTATAGCGCCTATCACGACGCGCTGCTGACCATCCCCGCCCCGTTTCTGACCGCTGAAGCCACCAACCACACCTGCATTGCGGCGCTGCAACTGCCGTCGCCGATCTTGACGACCCGCATAGGCGCACAAGCCGATCTATCGCTCCCCGCTCCTGTCTTAGCGGCTACTGGGACGGTGCAAAGACTGGCCCGCGCTGCTCTGGAACTACCCGCCCCCGTATTAACCGCGACCGGCAAGACCGGGGATACTGCATCGGCGGCGATCACGATCCCCGCTCCGTTATTGACGACCCGGTGTGGCGCAACCGCCAGTCTGGAACTGCTGGCTCCGCAACTGGCGGCAACCGGGCGGGTACAAGCGATAGCCACGGCAACACTGGAGCTTCCAGCGATCCAGATCACCGCCACTGGGACGACCTATGGCCGGGCGACGGCTACGCTGGAAATTCCCGTACCCCTGCTGTACGCCGGGAATGGCAACCGGGCGGCTCTGGAAATTCCTGCCCCGTTTCTGACCGCTACGGCAACGACTGCCAGCACCGCCGAAACCACCTACGCGATCAACCTCAGTACCGGCGCGGTCACGCAACTGCTGCTCGGTGGATTCGATAAGCTGGTGACGGCTCACGGGCGGCTGTACGGGTTGAAAGCAGGCGCATTGACCCGGTTGGAAGGGGATGTGGACGGGACAGTGACCACGATCCCGGCGACGATTCGCTTTGCCCCGCAGACCTTTGGCACCAATGCGGTGAAACGGATGAGCGATGTCTACTGGTCCAGTCGCGAAGCCGACGGAATGACGATGGAACTGGTGGCGGATGAGCGAACGCTCTGGCGCTACCAGACGCCGACCGATACCGCCCCGGCGTTTGGCACTCACAAGATCAAGACCGGGCGCGGCGTGACCTTTCATACTGCTGGCCTGACGGTGCGCAATCGCAGCGGCGGGGCGCTGGATATTGGCGGCGTTGAACTACTGGTCAGCCCGTTGTCAAGGAAACCGTTATGAGCGCCGAAACGGCAGTCGCTAATCTGGTCAGCACCCTGCAAGCTCTTTCCACATGGTATCGCGGATCGGCGTATGCGCTGGCGCAACAAGCGGATGCGGCCCTGGAAGGGATGACTCCGCCGCCCGTGGCTGCGATTGAGTTTGATGTGGTGCGACCCACCCCGGATTACACCCGCGTTCCGTTACCGCCGACGCTGGCGGGTATGGACCCGCTCACGCTGCCGACGATGGGCGATCTGCAAGCGGTGGATCAGGTCGTTGACCGGTTTACCGCCGACGTTCCTACACTGAATCTACCGGAGTTTTCGGAAACGCGACCCGGTGCCGCCCCTGAGTTCACAGGCGTTGCGCCAGACTTGGATAGCCCGGAACTGCTGCCGGTCGCACCGACGATTACCGCCACTGAACCCCCGATCTTGACGCGCCCGACTGCCGTACTGGTGGACCCGCTATCCGGCGATCCACCCACTGGGACCGCCCCGGTTTTCGCGCCTTTCACGGGTGACTTCTACACCGAATACCAGACCGGGATCGGGCTGGCGGCAGGCGATCTGGCGGCGTGGTCAGCGTGGTTGAAGTCGTTGGGCGGTGACTGGATGCTGCCGCTGATGACGCTACTGACCACCCGACTGCGGGCGGTGATGGCGGGCGATGAAACCGGCGTACCCGAAGACTGGGAAACCCAAAGCTACGATCAAGCGCAACAAGCCATTAATGCCGAGCGATGGGCGGCGCAACGGTTATTGGATGAACAGCCGAGCGCACAGACTGAATTACCTACCGGTCAGCGCATTTGGGCGCGACTGGAACTGGAACTCAAGACCGCGCAAGCCACGATGACTGCCGCCAGCAAACTCAGCCAGGAACGGCAAACGCTGGAAGTGAAGCATTTACAGTGGGCGATGGCTTTGGCCGCAAAACTGCTCAGTGCGGCGCTGGAACTGCGCAGCCAGGAAGCGGCGTGGCGGATGAAAGGTGTACTGCTGGCGATGGACGGAGCGACCGGCGTCTTGGATTTGGCGCTCAAGCTGCTGGCGTTGAAAGAAAAGGAACTGGCGATTCTGACCCGCTATAACGACAGCCAGATTCGCCGCACCGAAGACCGGCTCAAGATTGAATTAACCAAGCTGGATAGTCTGCGGTTGACGCTGGAATCCAACCGGCAGATTGCGACCTACAACGAGCAGAACATCCAGATTTACACCCTGGCAACCGGCTGGTCAGAGACTCGCGTCAAGCTGTTTGGGCTGCAACTGGATGCGCTAAAGACTGATATAGCGTGGCGCAAGCTGGCGCTGGCCGCGTTTGAGTCCGAGATTAGCGCCTACAACGCCACCCTGAAAGCCAATGCCGCCGATCATGAAGCGTTGCAAGCCCGGATTAAGGGCGATCTGGCGCAAACCGAAGCTGAAATGGGCAAGGTCCAGTTGTACCAAGCCGAACTGGCGGCATTTAGCGCCGAGGTGAAGCAACTGACTGCGCAAGCCAACGCACAGTCCAGCGCCAATGCTGCCGTGTTGGGCGAATACGTCGCTACCCTGACTGCTCAGATGGGCTATCTGCGGCAAGCTGAACAGTACGCCCGTGTGGCTCTGGCGGCGATCAGCAAGGGCTTTGCGGCAGAAGTTGCGCAGCAAGAACTAACGATGAGCAGCCAGCAGTTGGAAGACCGCCAAGCCCTGCATGAAGCGGTGCTGGAATTGCAGATTGACCAAACCACCCTGCTGAACACGCTGAAAGAATACCAAGTCCGTCTGGGGCAAGCCGAAGCCGAGGGGCGGATTATCAGTCAGGGCGCAGGGACGTTGGGCGGAATCGCCAGCCAAGCCTATGCCGGTCTTAATGCACTGGGTTCCCGCTCCATCACCGAGTACGCATAATGTCCGCTGAATCCGATGTCAGCAATATCCTGAACAGCGCCAGCGCCGCTGCTGCCAGTCTGACGGGATCAGCGAATGCGCTGGTCAATACCGCGATAGTCACGATTCAGCAAGGCGTGGCGTTTCCTAAGCCGCCGCCACGGATGGGGGGTGAGCCAGTGGGTATTGCAATGCCGGGAGAGGACGGAGTACCTGAACCCGCGCCGGGCTTTCCCCGCTGGCCGGGATTGACCCTGGCGACCGCACCCACTTTGCAGAGGTTGGATAAAATCAACGCTGAGTTTTCGGCGGAATTTCCCGATCTGGCCTTGCCGGACTTTGATTATCCGTCCGTAGCGCCGGTCACTGACTTTGGCGGGAGCGCCCCGATAGCCTCTACCACCATCACCCTGCCCGCTTTGCCGACGCTGGAAACCGGCTTTTCCCCAGATCGGCTGGATAGCTTACCTGTTGTTACTCCGACTTTAACCATCCCCGATCCGACGTTCGCCCCGATCAATACTGATCTGGATGTCGATACTGATCTGGCGGCGGCGTACAGCCGGTTTCGCACCGCCATTTTTGGCGGGATCGCCGGGGTTCCTGGGCTGGACAGCCTGCTGGCGAGTTTAGATGCGCTAACCGCACCAGCCTTGACCGTGCTGCTCCCCGAACTGATGGCGTTGATCCGCGCTCGACTGACTGACCGTTACAGCCCGGTGCTGGCCTATCACGCCGACCTGCAACAACGACTGATCGACCGGCTGAATGCAGAACGGGATCGGGTATTGGCGATGGCTGACGATCAGGACCGCTCTGGCTGGATGCTCCCCGCTGCCGCCCGACAAGCCCTGCAAGCCGCCGCTGAACAAGTCGCGCAAGCGTGGCGCTCCCATGCGCTATCACAGCACGACACGAAGACAATGGAACTATCGCTGGCGTTTTTCGAGGCGACCGGTGATTTGTTCGATAACCTGTACAGCGGTTATCTGGCGCTGCGCAAGGGTGAGATCGAGCAGGTGCTGGAAGCCCACCGGATGGCGCTGAGTTACGCTAAGGCATCCATCGCCGCGCTGCTGGCGGAATACGAAGCCAAGAATCACACCAAGAATGAGCTGGAGCAGAAGAAAGCTGAAGCAGAATTATCGTTGTTTGAAGCCCACCTAAAGATCAGCATGACCCGCTTTGAAGTGGCGAAAGCCCAACTGGAAGCCGAACAAGGCCGGTTGGACAACGATGGGCTGTTAATCAAGCTATACCAAGCCGATCTTAGTAAAGCGGAACAGGACGTGCGGTTGTACGCCGCGCAAGTGAGCGCCGCCCGCAGCGAAGCGGAATTGAAAGGACTGCCGCAAGAGGTATTTGCCCTGCAAGTCAAAGCGTTTGACGCCCAAGTCAATGCCCATGAAGCCCGCACCCGCGCCTATCTGGCGGAAATTGCCAGTGACAGCGCCCGAGTGGACGGGGAGTTAGCGAAGGTGAAGGCGTTTGATGCGCAGGCCAAGGCATTCGCCGAAGAAATTACCGCGAAGTCTGCCCTTATTTCTGCCCAAGCCGAACGCAACCAGCAAGTCATCAAAGAATACGAACAGCAGGCCAAGGCCGCATTGATGACAGTTGAATACAGCACCCTGCACGATCAGCATACGATGGCTGAGTATGAGGTCGGGCTGGAAGACGTACTGGCCGATGCCAAGATCGCGCTGAAAAAAGCGCAGATTGATCTGGATTACGATAACCAAAAAACCGCTGGCGAACGCGCTGCAATTGACGCGACTCAAGAGCGCGGACTGGAATTATTGAAAGCTGAACTAGCCCGGCTCAAAGCCATTGCTGAAGTCAACGCCCGTGGCGCGGGTATCATGGCGCAAATGGGCGAAGGCGCAATGTCAGCAGCGAATGGCGTGGCGAGTGTTTTATTCGAATAATTTTAAAAACTATTGACTTTTCAGCTTGTTGCTGTATAAAAGGTTGCTATGGCTATGAGAGACCGGCTTTCCCAGGATGACTTAGAAAACCTCCTCGACGACTCCCGCTGGGAGTCTGCCTGGCGGGCGGAATCCGACCGGGCCGCAGCCTATTACGACGGGCTGCAGCTGGAGCCGGATGTGGTGCAGGCCATGCGTGACCGAGGCCAAGCCCCGGTCATCCGCAACCTGGTTGCGGTGTCCGTAGACAGCGTGCTGGGCATGGAGGCCAAGACGCGCCGGGACTGGCGGGCGACTGCCGATAAAGACGAAGACGTTGAGGTCGCCGAGGCTATGAGCGCCAAGCTCAAGCAGGCTGAGCGCACGTCGAGCGCGGACCGGGCCTGTTCGGACGCCTTCGCCGACATGGTGAAATCCGGGCTGGGCTGGGTCGAGATCGCCCGAGAATCCAACCCGTTCAAGGCTCCTTACCGCGTCCGGGCCATTCATCGTAACGAGATATTCTGGGATTTCCGCGCTAAGGAGCCAGACCTCTCGGATGCTCGTTACGTTGTTCGCAAGCAGTGGATTGATGAGGACGTAGCGTCCTTGTACTTCCCCAAGAATAAGGCCCTGTTTAGCAAGCTGATTTCACGCTGGGCCGACTGGGACAACCTCTCCACGGAAGACGATGGGGTAGACCTGATCGGGGCACACGGCAACGAGCTGCGCTCCTCGCTTCCGGTGGAAGAGTGGCTGGACTCCGGGCGCAAACGGGTACTGATCTATGAGGTCTGGTATAAGCACTGGGTAACTCGCCCGGTACTGTTGCTGCCCTCTGGTCAGTCGATGGAGTACGACGCCAACAACCCCGCCCATGCCGAAGCCATTGCCATGGGCATGGCTCAGGTCAACAAGGCAGTATTCCCCAAAGTACGGCTGGCCTGGTTCGCGGGTCCGCACAAAATTTCAGATATTCCAAGCCCTTATCCGCATGGGTTCTTCCCTTACGTCCCCTTCTGGGGCTTCCGCGAAGACTCAACACGGGTGCCTTACGGGCTGGTTCGGCGGATGATGTCGCCGCAGGATGAAGTGAACGCCCGCTTGAGCCGGATGATCTGGTTGCTGTCGGCGAAACGGATCATTGCTGACACTGACGCCGCAGACCAGCCGTGGGCAGAGATTGCAGAGGAGGCCGCTCGGCCTGACGCTGTGATCTTGATGAACCCAAACCGTAAGAACAAAAACTCGGATGCCTTGCGCATCGAGTCAGATTTCCAGCTTAGCCAGCAGCAGTTCAACGTCCTACAGGATGCCACTCGGGCCATTCAGGATGCGTCGGGCGTGCAGATGAACATGCTTGGCAAGAGCGAGTACGCCGGCCAATCAGGCCTGGCCATCAGTTCTTTGGTTGAGCAGTCCAGCACTACGCTGGCGGAGCTGAACGACAACTTCCGCTATGCCCGGCGACTGGTCGGCACCGTGCTGATGTCGCTGGTCAAGGAAGACATCGGCTCCGCGCCCTACCCGGTGGTGGTTGAGACCAACGGCCATCGACGCACGGTGATGCTGAACCAGCCGACCCAGGATGAGGACGGGTTGGCCTATTTGACCAACGACGTGTCTAACACCTTGATGCGTATCGAGTTGGAGGACGTGCCGGACACTCCGAGCTTCCGCGCCCAGCAGTTCTCGATGATGGTCGAGCTGGCCAAGAGCCTGCCCCCCGAGATCCAGCCGCTGTTCGCTGGCTTCATGGTTCGGGCCTCTGACTTGCCGTTCCGTCACGAGCTGGCCGACAAGATCGACAAGCAGCTCGGGATCGGCGCAGACGGTGAGCAAGATCCAAACGCTCAGCAAGACCCGGCCATGATGCAGCAGCAGATGGAGATGCAGCAGCAACAGCAGATGTTTGAGCTGCAGATGCAGGAGCAACAGGCCAAGAATGCCAAGGCTGCAGCGGATGCACAAAAGGCTCAGGTCGCCGTGCAGAACGAGCAGACCAAGATGGCGGACAGCCAGGCCAAGCAGCAGATGATGCAGCAGAAGATGATGCACGCCGAAGATGACCATGCGCAGTCGATGGATGAGGCTGCACTGGCCCAGGTCCAGTCACTTGAGCAGCATTCGCAGAAACAGCAGGAAGCTCAGCTTAAGGGTTTCCAGCAAGTGAAGCAGCAGGACGAGGCGCATAAGATGACCATGTCCGCTGCGCAGTTGAAGAACAAACAAGCTCAACAAGCCCATCAGGCGAAGTTGAAGCAGATGAATAAACCGAAACCTAAAGCGAAGTCTTCTAAATAACCCGCCTACCTGGCGATAAAGGTAAATAGCGATGGCAGTGGATTTGGACAACCCTGAGACGTGGAACGAGATTGACCTGGCAAAAGCCGCTGAGACAGGCTCGATTGAGACTGTCGAGGCCGAGGAAGAACCGAAAGTTACGGTGAAGCCGGACCCGGTGCCGGAGACGGCAGCGGAGCCAGAAGCTGTCAAGGAGGTTATCAAGACCAAAGACGGTGCCCACGAAATTCCTTACGAGGTTCTCAAACAAACTCGTGAGTCCCTCACGGCAACTAAGAGCCAGCTCGATGCGGTGATGGCAGAACTGGAAGCGCTCAAGGCTCAGCCCGTTGCGGCTGCGCCTATAACGCCCAGTAATACCATCCCGCCCGAGGTGGAAGCGCGGTTAGCCAAGGTTAAGGAGAACTGGGGGGAGGATCTCGAAGCACAGGCCCGGCAGCAATACCTGCTAGAACAACAGGTTCTGCGGCAACAGGCCATGCTGGAGCAGCTGCACAGCCAGGTCAGCAACCAGACCCAGCGTCAGCAACAGGACGAGCAAGGCACCATTGAGGATGCGATTGCTGCCAGTCCGACGTTGAACAGCTGGGCCTTGGCTGAGGACCAGACCTGGTTCGAGCGCAGCACCCAGATCCACGCCACGCTAATGAAAACGGATCCGGTCTATGCGTCAGCAGACTGGTTCCAGCGGATGAAGCAACTGCCTGGCCGGGTGGAAGCGCTGTTTGGCGCTACTCCTACGGCTGCACCGGTAATTGATACTGCTGCGGCTAAGGCCAAGGTTCAGGCTGCAATGGATAAGCCCCCGACTTCGCTTTCGGAGTTGAGTGGGGGTTCGACTCCAGAACAGCCTGAGCTAGATAAATTGAGCGAGCTGTCGGGTAATAAACTCACAGCTTATATGAATAAGCTCGCTTCTGATCCTCGGAAGTTTGAGGCTTATTTGAGAAGTATTAGCTAAGACCGTCGAGAGACGGACTGTTTTTCTCTTTTTTGGAGTGTTGCTAAATGAGTAGTACTACAATTCCAGTTGGCCATAGTCTAGCCAAAAAAATTTACGGCGCGGCAGTCTTTAGCGAGATGGTAAAAGCGCCCACTTTTATGAACCGGCTTACTGGCGAAGCGCCTGATATTGGCGAAGCCAAGAACAAATTGGAGAAGATGCAGACTTCTCCGGCATATCCCATTGTTCGCATTACTGACTTGAGTAAGTCTGCGGGCAACAGTGTTTCGGTCGACTGTTTTAATATTCTACAGGGTCGTCCTATTACTGGAGATACTAAGCTCTCCGGTAAGATGATGAACCTGACTGCAACGTCGATGGACATCACTATTAACCAGCTTCGTGCTGGTGTCGATACTGGTGGTCGAATGAGTCAACAGCGGACCATTCACGATCTCCGAAGTGTGGGTCGCGCCGCTCTGGCTGGCTGGTGGTCGCGGATGAATGACCAGATCAAACTGGTGCATTTCGCGGGTGCTCGCGGTAGCCAGTACACACCGGACTGGACTATCCCGCTGGCCTCTGACCCAGAATTCAGCGATATCATGGTCAACAGCGTACTGCCGCCCACAGCGGATAAGCACATGTTTGCTGGTAGCGCCACCTCGATGGCGACCATTACTGGTGCGGATATTCTGACGCTGGAGGATATCGACCGGCTGCGGGCGACCATCGACGAGATGCAGACCCCCATGCAACCAGTTGTTTTACCAGATGATCCGGCTGGTGCTGATGCTCCGCTGTTTGTCCTGCTGGTGACTGCTCGCGTTTGGCACTACCTGCAGACCCGCTCCGGTGATAAAGCCTGGCGCACCTTCCTGTCTCTAGCTCAACAGCGCGGTAGCAAGAATCCTCTGTTCACTGGCGAACCGGGTATGTGGAACGGTATTCTCGTGAAGAAGATGCCTCGCGCTATCCGCTTCAACCCAGGCGAAGTGGTGACCGTTAGCAATAACGACGCTGCTGCGACTACGACTACTTCTACGATTGACTCGGCGTTGGGTGGTGCTGATAGCGCTTACTTCAATGTAGATCGTTGTCTGCTGCTGGGCGCTCAAGGTATGGCTGAATGCTGGGGCCAGCATAGCGCCAGCGGTACTCACATGAGTTGGCACGAAGAGACAGCCGATCACGATAACGTGCTGGAGGCCTCTATTAGTGCTATTGGCGGCTGGTCTAAGCTGCGCTTCAAGGACAGCACTGGGTTTATGAAAGATCATGGCATTATGGTTGTGGACTGTTGTGCTCCTGATCCCCAGAAGATCATCATTCCTTGATTTACATGGGGGTAGCTTCGGCTACCCCTATAACGCTGACTTATTAGGAGCAGTACATGGCTAATCTCAACAAAGAAACCGCCGAGCACGCCCAGTCTTTTACTGGCGCGTTCGGTAACCAGTCGGTTCGCATCTTCAAGTACACCGCTGCGGCGGCGCAAATTGGAGACATCATCTACCTGGGTAAGCTGCCCAAGTATGCCAAGGTCTATGCCCTCAAGCTGGTGAATGCAGCGCTGGGTGCAGGCTCTACCTTGAGCATCGGCTACACCACGGCTGAGATCGGCGGCACGCTGACCGCTGATGACAATTACTGGCTGAGCGCTCAGGCGACTGAGAACGCTGCGACCACTGCGGCTATCGCTTCGGCGGTGCCGGTGACCCTGGCGGAAGAGACCTTCGTCATTGCCACGCTGGCTGGTGGCGCTGCGACGGGCGACTTCTATGTTGTTGTCGAGTACATCTACGAAAGCGATTGACATGAAGAAGAAAGGCAAACCGAAGCCGAAGCCGTGCTGAAGTAACTCTCTGGCGGGGCAACCCGCCTTTACTTTTCGATTAAGGAATAGCTGAAATGTCTACAAAGCAACTGATCACGACTGCTGATCAAGTCTTCGCTGGCCGCGCTTACGATCCCGGCCTGTACGGGGTGACCAAGTACAAGGGTCGCCCTATTTCGTTTCTGACCAAGGTTGACCTGGGCACTCCGTTGCTTGAGGTAGCCGACTCGCTGATTAAAGCAGCGACTTCTACTGAGCAGCCGAACGCAGCGACCAAAACCTATGTCCCGGGCGTTGTAACCTCCCCGTTGGACAGTGCTGACTTGCCCTCTACAGCCACTATCCAGACTGTTGATGGCCAGGTGCTGTGCTGGGTGCTGGATGTGCCGCGTGGAGTGACGTCAGTAGTGACCCACGGGTCTGCCGTTGTGGCATCGACCATCATTATCACCGGGTACGACCTGTACCGGGCCAAGATGGTGGAAGAGCACCGGATTACTGCTGGCACTACGTCCAAAACGATTGCTGGCAAGAAGGCGTTCAAGTACATCTCCAAGATCGAGATTGTCTCGGCGGGTAATGCGACGACCAACACGGCGAACATCGGCTTCAACAAAGCCATTGGCCTGCCGTACAAGCTGGCTGACTACGCTGACCTGTTCAGTACCTGGTTCAACGATACCGTGGAAACTACTACCTCGATAGCCAAGGCTGACACTACGGCTACGCAGACCGCTATTACCGGCGATGTGCGCGGTGCGATTGTTCCCGCTGGCACTCTGGATGGAGCCAAGACCCTCAAGGTCTGGATGCACATCAGCGATGCTGATGCGGCGACTCCTCGCGGGCTGCTGGGTAAGGCGCAGTACACCGGCTGAACAAACAGCCCCGTGATGAGCGGGGCTTAGTTTTTGATTGCTTTTCAATGTGTTAGTTGTATAATGGCGGTAGAAAAACGCGCTCGCTCCCAGCATTAGTTGTGCGAAGAACGAACGACTTCCAATCGGTCTATGTGAGGTAGATGTCATGGCAAGTGCGATTATACGGGTTTGTAAAAATTGTGGTGTAGATATTTCTACAGCGCATCACAGCGCTAAGTTCTGTTCTGTAGAATGCAGAAGCGCTTCTTATAAAAAGAGGGTTTGTTCTATAGAAGATTGCCATAGAATAGCGCACGGGCCTTTATATTGCAAATCACACATAGAACAGCTACGAGATGGGGGCGCAGTATCAGAAATACGAAGAAATGTAGGGCAGACTACCCATTACAAACGGTTATGCTATATATACCATGCAATGAAGCAGCGTTGTAATAACCCTAACGCAGGTGGATACAAGAATTACGGCGGTAGAGGGATAAGGATTTGTGAAAGATGGAGCCAGTTCGATAAGTTCTTAGAGGATATGGGCGAACCGCCAGAAGGTGCTTTTTCCTTAGATCGAATTGACAACGGCGGTGATTATTCCCCAGAGAATTGTCGCTGGGCTACTAGACTGCAGCAGGCACACAATAGGAGAGGCTTTAAGCGCACTGACGAACTTAAAGCACGCGTTGTAGAATTGCTATCTAGTAGTAATACGTATGAAGCTATTGGTTGGGTATTAGGCGTGCACAAATCCACTATATACTCTATAGCTAAAGAGTTAGGGCTGTGCGGTACAAAGCAGGATAACCGGAGATTCCGCGATGATTTTGTTAGAGTTGGTACACCAACTACGTAGACGCCTAGATGATATGGGCGGGGACACCGGTACAGTCCCTGCCGGAAGTACGTATTACTGGGAGGCGGATGATTCGGGCTGTCTTTGGAAAAACGATTCAGACCTCGTTCAATACTTATCCTCTGCACAAACCGAGCTGGCCCGGCGCGTACCCCTACGTGATAACGCCTTCCCGCTAATCCCGATCACTGCCAACAAAGCGCGATACGACATCGACCCGCTGATTCTGGCCATTGATAGCGCAGTCCTGGGGTCTACCGGGCTACCGCTGCTCAAGCTGTCGGATGCCAAGGATCGCAACCAGAACCTGGAAGGTGACCTGACCTTCGCCAATCCGACCGAGGTCAAGTACTACCGCACTGACTTCGACGAGTACATCCTCACCCTGTACCAGACGCCTATCGCTGCCGATACGCTCAAGCTGTCGGTGCGGCGGCTCCCGCTTGAACCGTTCGCCTGGGCAGATCGCACGTCGCAGGAAGCGGAGCACGCTGACCAGTATCTCGACGCCTTGCTCGACTGGGCCACCAGCCTGGCCTTCCGTAAGCGTGATGCCGACACTCAGAACATTGAGCTGGCGGGCTTTTATCAAGGCGCTTTTTCGGATTCCGTTGGGCCTAGGATTTCTTTCGCTCACGCCGCTAAATTAAAAGACGTCGCTGGAGTGCGGTTACGCACTCGTGCGCAGTGGAACTAGGAGAACGCTATGCTCGTTAGAGGCCCAGGAACTGGAACCAGTGACTCCATCATCGCCCGCGTTTCTAACGGCGAGTACATTTTACCCAAGGCGGCAGTTGATATGGTCGGCAAAAAGAAATTGGACAAGATCAGGAACGCAGCAAATGCCCTGCACCCACTGCCGCGCTTTGCTATGGGAGGCCCTATCGACGAGACGGCTAACCGCCAGATCAGCGTTAATAGTGGGATGGGCGGGCAAGAAAACGATCTGTCTACTGCTAACAGCATGAACCGTGCAGCGGCGACGTTGAAGTCGATGCGAACTCCTGATCCGGTCGCGCAGCCTACGGATCAAGAGAAGCAGTTCGAAGCGTTCAAGAGCATGTTCTCCGGGCAGCAACCCGCTACGGCGGCTGCGCCTGCAGCGTCGTCTGCTAACGACTTCATGGGGATTAAGCCCTTAAGCCCCTCTACGCCGATGTATGCGCGGGGCGGCGCAGTGGAGTTGCCGCGCTTCGCGGGTGGTGGTGATCCTGCTGAAGTGATCCGCGCCAGAAATGCGCTTTTACGTAGAGAACCGGCTACGTCTCCTTTAGAAGTACGAAGAGCACAGGACGCCATCAAAGCGCGTGCTGCAGCTACCCCTGAGCTAGTCATACCCATAGGGGATACCTCGAAAATCCTCGGCGGCGCAAAAGCCCCAGTGGCCAGTACGCCTTCCCAACTCCCATATCCTACGGGAAGAACCGCGCCTAATTTAGCCGCTAACACACATGTTGCGCCTATAGCGGCTCAACCAGCTCCTGTAGAAGTAAAACAAGCGACGTTCGCAGAACGGATGGCCCGTCCTGTTCCTCCTGCGGCTCCGCCGCCTACTCCTGGCGCTACGTTTGCTGCGAGAATGGCGCGGCCTATAGCGCCTCCTACGCCTGTAGCACCGGTTGCTCCCAGTGCCGCTACCAAATTCCAAGGCCCTGGTAACAGCGGCGCGGTGAACGGCGGATTGCTCGCAGTTACCGCTGCCCCTTCTATTTGGGATACGGCGAAAAGAATTAAGGGCCGTATGGATACGGGCGATGGCTTTCTGGATTCTGTAGGGGCGGTTCTAAAAAACAACGTGCAGAACGCTGTAGATAACCCTATGGGGGTCGGTAGTATATCAGACACTACTCAGCGGATAATCAACGCGGGGGATGCGGAAGGTAAGGAAAAAGTTCTTCGTCGTTCGGAGGCAGCACAACAAGGTAAGGCCTATGTCGCTCCTACAGCGGCAGAAGTTACCGCGCTTAAACAACAAGCGCTGGCGCAACCCGTTACTACGGCGGTTAAAACAGGCGACGAGAAACCCGCATCAAAAGACGTCGTCTACGGCGAAGTCAAAACGATCACCCCGCCCGCGCCGTCAATGCTCAACCCCGGTATGGCGCTCGATGACAAAGGCCCGCGCAACACCCGCTACGACGGCACGGTGGCTACGACTGGTTCTAGGGCTACTGAATTTAACGCCAAAAAGGAGCCTACCCGCTACGAGACCAACTACTCCGTTCGTGGAGCGAATGGTGGCACTGGTGAGCTGAGCATTGTAGGGGCTAACCAGCGCAACGGTGGCGGCACGGTCAGCATCATGGACCAAGGCAACGGCGGTACGGTCGAAGGCAACGTCGCGGCGCTTAATCGCCAGACGGCAGCGCTGACCAGCTTACGCGAAGCACAGAATCCAGGGATTACCACGGGGACTGGCCGCTTCGCCCCGCGTGAGGAACCGGTTAATACTGACCCCTTCGGCGGCGACAGTGAGAAGCGAGCCAAGTACGAGTCGCTAATCAACGAAGCCGCTAACGAGAAGGGCTGGGGCGGCTCCAAGCGGGCGGCTCGCAAGATGGCTGCGGCTGAAGCCATGCTCGCACCAGGCAAGCTGGCTGCGGAAGGTAAGCTGGGCGCAGGTAAACTGGCTGCAGATGAGCGTAACAACAAACGGGCAACAGCAGCCCAGCAGATGCAAGCACAGATGGATGCCGAGGCTCAGGCAGCACAACGAGCGCAGACGCAGGATAACTGGAATAAGAATCATGGGCTGCAGGTTAGACAGCAGATAGTGAACGAAGGTGTTGCTATCAGCAACGATGCTAGAGCGCAGACGGAAGCGGATCGCAAAGGCTTCGCTATGGGTAATTCACCTACGGAATACGCGGAGCGGCGGGCTAAGCAGCTTTCTAATGACAAATTTAAGGCCGACCCTGCGAGTATCGCCAAGGACATCGACGACTACTTTGGTTCTGGTATAGCCGACCCGACACAAACCAGCTCTTATATTAAGAAAGGGCCGGTAAGCGACGGAGAGTACGATAAGGCTATGGCTATGAAGTCGCAGTACGAAAAGGAAAAGGTTAAGGACTTTGCAGGGATAGACGCCCTATGGCCTGACGATGATAGAAGTTTTTCAGCCTGGTTGAAGTCGAAGAAAGAAACCACCGCTAAGTAACTCTCAGAGCGAGAACCCCAATGTTAGACCAAGCCGTAGCTTTAGCTGAAGCCCGTAAGCGCATTCTCGACCGGCAAGTGCCGGTGGCCACACCCAGCTACGGCTACGCGCCTGAGCCCGATCCAGTAGAAGCCCCCCAGCCTGGTTACAACACGCAGACTGTGCCTCAAGGCGTAGTCACTGACTCGGATACCCTCAAGGACCAGCAACGAGGGGTAGACCTTCGGCTCAGCCACAGCAATGCGCCTGAGCTTTACCAAGATCAGGAGAAGACAATCCCTGATCTAGCTGGAATGGCCGCTTCTACTGAAACCGCTAACTGGATGCGGGCTAATCCTGACGCACAGCTTGATC